AAGATGTACGGTCCCTTAGTGAAATTGGTTATCACGCTAGCCTGTCACGCTGGTATTAGGAGTTCAAATCTCCTAGGGACCGCCAGTCCTCGGGGATTGGCCAAGTCTGGTAAGGCGCCTGCTTTGGGAGCAGGAGATCGGAGGTTCGATTCCTCCATCCCCGACCATTCAAGTGTCGTGGATACGACATTCATTGTCTATCCACGACATCCGTTTTCCTCTATAAGTGATTGATTTATATGACTTTTTTTCGAGAATTTTGGTAAAAACTTTTGGAAGTGCCCGAAAAAAAGACTAATGAAAACAATGACTTACGAAGGAATTTGACATCTTCCGAAAATGTCTGTATAATAGCAGTTTGAGAATTGAAATTAACCCAATATTAGGTAATACTTATACATGAAACATAGATTTTTTTACACGGTAGATTTTATTGACAATCATACCGGTCAGCAGCTTTTCCGTCTTATGACGGCTAAGATATCTGCCAACCACGAGCGGCGTATGGCCGAGTTCCGAGAGGAACTAGGTAATCGTTTTACTATCTCAGCTTACGAGCTCGATATGTCCGATAAGGAGATGTTGGATAGTGGTATAACGTGCAAGGCCTTCCGTGACACTTACTGGGATCGTGCCTTAGTTGGCGCGGCTTAATTTAATGACATCAGGAGATAATATGTCAAAATTCAAAATGAACGATAACCGCAAGGAATTTATTACTTGTGCCCAAGAGGTATTAGGTGCTGACCTTAAGGTTATCAACCGAGATGGTATCTATCAGGTTTTAGATGCTTATGATGGTCTGAAATTTCCGTCATGGCAGGTATCTAAAGAATTGCGAACCAATGAACGTGGCGAATATTACGTCCCGTCCACGGATGGTGAGTTTGCAAAGGATGCCGCATCTAATGTGGAACAGCTTTCTGTCAAGGACTCTGCTAAGGTATTTGATTATGCCGCACAGCAAGTGGCCATGGCACCTTCCGCAATCGGTGTAATGGATCAGCAAGATTCTTATATCCCTGGTAAGTTCCCGGGTTATGTTTCTTGGGGTAACTTCAATACCGTTAAGGATGTGATTAAGTCTGGGATCTTTTATCCTATGTTTATCACAGGCCTTTCTGGTAATGGTAAGACCTTAATGGTCAAGGAAGTTTGCGCTAAATTGAAGCGTGAATATGTCCGTGCCAATATCACAATTGAAACTGATGAGGACGACCTGATTGGTGGTTTCCGTCTGCTCAATGGTGAGACAGTATGGCACGATGGCCCGGTAGTGACCGCCATGAAACGAGGCGCTGTTCTTCTCCTTGATGAGATTGACCTTGCTTCAAATAAGATCATGGCATTACAGCCTGTCCTTGAAGGTTCATCCATCTATCTCAAAAAGATTGGTAAATGGGTACATCCTGCTGAAGGCTTTACTGTTATTGCTACTGCGAATACCAAAGGACAAGGTTCCGATGATGGTCGCTTTATTGGTACTAATGTATTGAACGAGGCGTTCCTTGAAAGGTTCCCTGTCACTATTGAACAGTCTTATCCGACCGCCTCGATGGAACAGAAAATTGTTAATAACGAGATGTCCAAACATGGTATCGAGGATAAAGTTTTCGCCGAGAATCTGGTTAAGTGGGCTGACGTTATTCGCAAAACCTTTTATGAAGGCGGTTGTGATGAGGTTATTTCTACTCGCCGTCTCGTCCATATTGTGGGTGCCTTTTCTATCTTTAAAGATAAGATGACAGCAATCCAGCTGACGGTAAATCGGTTTGATGCCGAAACCAAAGAATCGTTCCTCGACCTCTACACCAAAATTGATGCTGGTGTTGAAGTGTCCACACTAGGGGATAATGAGAATGACTCCGAGGACGATGATGATGATGAGGAAGATGTAGACTTTTAATTAGTTGGGGGTGCGGCTCTTGGGTGACTGGGAGCCTCCACCTGATGCTTGGAAATGCACCTATAGAAGGCTCTGTTTTTAATTACGAAAACACATTTATCCTGCCCCCACTATTTTTTCTTCAAGAAATTTATCATGTATATTGAATTACGAGAAAAGAACGGGAAACATTATGTTATGATTAGGCATGATGATTCTAAGGATAAACCAGTTGCTCAGTTTGTAAGCAGTAATCCTGTTGAGGCATATAATGTTGCGAAACAATATGCAAAACAGAATAAGTGCTTAATAAGAGCTACTAAGGGTGGTACTGAAACACCAGAATTACCAACACAACCAGCAGGAGAAGGATAATGTTTGAACGATAATAATATAGTTTGTATAATAATAGAGATAAAGTCCTACACATGATAGTAGGCAATATGATATAGAAAGAAAAAAAATTAGATTACACGTTAAATTGATCACGATAGCACAACCTCTGTAATTTAAAGTTCCCCCTTTGTCCTTTGACGGCCTTTGATAGAATGATTCTAGACCATCTTCTAAAACCAAAGGTACTCCCAGTCTTGATTGACGAGTTAAACTGAGGCGATTAGGGGGTTTTCTAGGTCTAAAGATCCTCATTGTTATAAATAATAAAACTATGAATTGAGGAGATCAAATATGACCCAGTTAATTAATCCAGAGCAGTACACCCAGGCAACGACCCAATTGAGGTCGTTTTTTTCGGCCAAGGGATTTCAAGAAGTGCATACCCAAAACCGATTATCAATATTAGCAGCTTGTGAAGATCCAACAACAGTCGCAACATACAATTATAATGGAGAAGTATGGCCACTGCCTCAGACCGGCCAAATGTGGCTGGAATACGAATTACTCAATCGCCCCGCATCGCCGGGGTTTTTTTGTGTCTCCACATCCTATAGGGAAGAGAAAAATATAACAGAAGGTAGACATGACATTATCTTTCCTATGTTTGAATTTGAGATGCCAGGAACTCTTGATGATTTAGAGGAAATGGAAAAAGAGTTATGCGAACATATGGGATTTGGTAGTAAACATAGTGTTGTCGCTAAAGATTATCTAGAATGGTGTGAGCAGTTTCATACAGAAGAATTAGAACACGAACATGAAGCTGCAATGAGTAGAACATGGGGCGGACGAGTTTGTATGATTAAGAACTTTCCTAACTACACTTCACCATTTTGGAATATGAAACAGAACGGCGATGGTACTGCTGCAAAGATTGATGTGATTATTGCAGAACAAGAAACTATAGGTTCGGCAGAGCGTAGTAGTGATCCAGAAGAAATGTTAAAAATGTTTCATACTATAAGTGATGGTCTTTATGCTAACTTACTTTACGACTTGTTTGGTAAGAATAGAGTAGATAAAGAACTTGATGATTTTCTATCTTTAGATTTTATCCCTAGAGTTGGTGGTGGTATAGGAATTACTCGGCTATTACACGCCATGAACAATTATCAGGTTAGACAAATAGTAGCAAATATGTAATAGATGTTAATTCCGGGGTGGTGAAATCGGTAGACACACCAGACAGTTTATCTGGCGCCTGACAGGGCTTGGAGGTTCGATCCCTTCCCCCGGAGCCATCTATTTAGTTATTCATCTTTTCTTTATAAATATTAAAGACGAGGATAACATTATATGGCATTTTTAGGACAAGATGGATTTCAATGGGGAATGGGGGTTGTAGAGGACCGATTCGATCCAGAAAAGTTGAACCGTGTGCGAGTCAGATGGCTTGGTATACATGATGAAGCAAAAGAAAAGATACTGACTAAAGACCTACCGTGGTCAACAGTAATGCAGCCTGCAACTGCTACATCTATGGCGGGTATTGGTGAACAGTCTGGTGTAGTTGAAGGTACTTGGGTTGTGGGGTTTACTAAAGACACCGCAACGATGCAAGATTGGATTGTCATGGGAACTCTACCAGGACTCAATACTACTACTGCCTATCGTGGTGGTAATACATCAGGTGATACTTGGTCTAATTCTTATTTTGGCGCCAAACCTCATGCTCGTGCTTGGAATAAATCAAGAGGTGATTTAAAAGAATTTACTGAAAGTATCTCTGGTGAGGACTCCACAGAAAGAGATGCTTTACTTGCTGTATCCGCCAAAAAGTATATAGATTACGAAAAGGGTTTTTATGATCCTACTATGGATCAGAGAGACATACCACACCCACCTAGTGATGCTTCTTATGGTAATCCTGGTGCCGGTGGTGGTCATACTTATAAACCACCTGTTGATGCCCCAGGCGAAATAACATTAAATGATCCTGATAAGAAAATTAATAGAGTACCGAATTGGGCGGTGCATCCTTTAGGAGATCATCCTTCTATACATGATCTGGATATGTTTAATGAAAAACTTTGGGAATATGCATATAGGCCAGGTATACCGTTTGCTCGGGCAACACATTCTGATGTACTGCATTATCTTTTTAAGACCACTCGCCGTATAACAGCAGATCGTAGATTTCTTTCTGGTTGGATTGACTTTGGTACATTTCGTTGGCCAGATTCTAATACCTATATGCGTGATGACTTTGATTTTTTTCCAGAAGATATAGAAATTCCTAGAGAGTATACAGGGTCATTTGGAGATCACGAAAAGGGTAGAGAAGGTGTTATATTTTCGACAGGTTATTTAGAGCCATTATATTGGTCAGAGGATCGAGAGTATGCATCTAAAGGTGGAACATTCGGACCTGCAGCTCCAATAACAAGAGACAAGCCCGCAGTATCTACAGACCCAGCAAGTTTAACGGGAATTGGTGAATTAGACACTAGAGCTGGTTGGGGTCAAGCGTCTGGTGAAGAAACAGGTTACTGGGCGATCAGTGGGGAAGATTATAGGGTTCCACATCCCAGAGTAAGATGGCTTCGCAAGAGGCATTTGAGTCCAACTGAAAGACGAACTTGCTGGGAACTATTTAAGGCTGGTCATTACGGAACAGGCGTGTATAATATCAGTGAACCCGATGAGGGGCGTCAAGATATTATGTGGAAAGATGTAAAAGAAGATGACCTAATAGTTGTACCTACTCCCGATACTAATGCATTGGCGATGGGTGGAATTCCAATTGAAACAACAGATGGTGTTTCAGTAACTACAAAATCCAGTTTATGGGCAGATGAAACAACCTATTTTAATGATCCTAATTTAAGTAAAGGAAAACCGGCAAAACCATTATTACAAGAAGGAGATATTGTTCAAATTGCCGGTGTTCGGGGAATGCAAGAAATCAATGGTCGTATTTTTCGACTAACCAGTTGCTCTGATAATGGCAAAAGTTTCACTATGACTCTTGGGACAGTTAATGGTCAAGTTTGGGCAGGACCCGGACCTATGGATTGGGCGGATCAGGGGAATGCGTTGGGTTCACCTATGCCAGAAAGTGCAGACGTTATTCCTGATCCACCATTCTCGGAATATTTGGGTGGCGGTGTTGTCATACCCCATAACCCACATTGGATGCTTTGTTGGAAAGCCGATATGCGGGAAAGACAGATTAATATCGGTTCACCAGATCCAGAAACAGGTGTTAATGAAGGATTTTGGAATCAACCCACTGGTGACTTTAATGCAACATACCCATTCAACCATGTATATGAATCCGAATCGGGTCATGTCATGGAATACGATGATACACCGGGCGCAGAACGAATACATCAATTTCATAGATCAGGAACACACTATGAGATCGACCATAACGGGTCAAGAACTAATTATGTAAAAGGTGATAATTACGATATACGATTACATGATGATTATATGTATGTTAAGGGTAAAGTGGTTCATACATTCGATGATGAGGTAATGATTCGGTATAATGATCGTGCCGACATTTCTGCGGCTTGGAAATTGCAATTGTGGTCGGGTGGTGATTTAGATATTCATTCAAAACGAAATATCAACATGAAAGCTGATGGTGATATCAATATGCAGGCAGATGGTCATATTAATATCGGTGGAACAACACTAACACACGCTATAGCCGATACAACTATGGCTGGTTCAAGGGTTGCAAAGGAATTTTCTAAAGTTAAGATTAAAACGGGACATTTCGTTGTAGAGGCAGTTGGTGATATTGAATTACCTAGAGAGTATGCTATTAATCTACAAGGTAATGAAGGACCCATTGGAATCAAAACTCTACATGATGGAGATTGGGGAAATATTCATATTGCCTCTGGTTGGGATATGGAACTCTTTTCATGGAGACATCAATATCGTACGGCCGGTAAAATATCGAATCCATCAAATATTTACGATTATGCAATTGACAATATTTTCATAGAAGCAGAAGCTCAGAATATTGAGATTACTGTTCCTGCTGGTTATCTCCACGCATCAATAATGAAAGAAATTCACTGGAAAGCTTGTACAGGTAATATAATTTTACACGCCGTAGATAACACGGTAAATTTACTTGCAGAATATGATATTAATATAGAATCTTTGGCACATGGTATTGATATGAAGGCTAAGGCTGATATACAACTTTATGCAATAGATGACCAAATAGATATTTTGTCTGTGGGTGCTGGTGTTAATATTGAAGGTGAAGGTGGAGATATAAATCTAAAAACATCTAATATGTTGAATCAATATGCAACAGAAAGTATTAATATAAAATCTGCTTTGAGTACTTATATTACAGCGGTTGGTGGTGCATTTCATGCTAAGTCTGGTTTGTCCGCTGTTGTTGAA